ATCCGTTAGTGTTCGTATTTATTTTGTAATTAGTCTACCTCGTCACAGTTTTCACAAGGCGCTTTGTAGTATTCTAATATTAAAGAATCTCTTTCGTAACTATATTCTAAATACAATTTATCTATCTTATAATTTAATTCTTTTTCTTTTTCTGTTACTGCAGCTATATCTGCTGGATCATTAGTTAACGATGCCCTTCTGTTTAAGTCTGCCAAATCATTTTCTAAATTTGTTTTATCAGTAAGTAGTTTGTAAAATTCCAATCCTTCGCCTCTAAGGGTGGCTGCTGTTGCTGCTCTTCTTATAAAATCCTGCTCGGTATCAGGTCTGCCTATACCTGTGTAATCACTAATACCTTTAACCATTTTTCCCCATATTCCCCCCATAGGCGCATCTGCTCCTTCAACTGACTTTGGAAGCCATATAGGTTGCCCATATTGGTCTAAGCCATGATACTCTAAATCCCCCCATTCTGCACTTGTTACAGTTTTTCTTGTGGGTAAGTCTGGAGAACCTAGTCCTATATCTTCCTGTGCTATTTCACTTCCTGTTATTGTTGCAGCATCCATTGCCCTTAAATCTCTTCTTGCTTGCTCTTCTGCACTTATGTTTAGTCTGGCTTCTGCTGCTCTTCTTGCAATTCTTGCTGCTTCATTAGGATCAAGTCCTGCTATAGGTTGTGCTGCCATTGGTTGCCCAGCTCTTGCAAGTCTTCCGACATCTCCTGCTGCCATAGTGGCAGATGGTTGTACTGCTAATCCTTCAAAGTCTGAAAAGTCAGACGGAGTTGTTATTCCTGCTATAGGTTGTGCTGCCTGATCTGTAAACGATGGGGTAACTGCTCTTCTTATAAAATCAGATATATCACTTGGAGGAACTACTCCCTGCGTTCCTGCAAATCTTGCAAACTCATTAGGATCAAGTGGTACATCAGGTGGTATATTAGGCAGGTTTTGTATTGCTGCCATACTTTCATCTCTTAATGCAGATGGTGGCATACCTCGTAATGCTGACAATATATCTCTGGGGATGTTTTGTGGAATTGCTGCTTTTGCTGCTGCAAATCTTCCTGCCTCAGTTGGCATATCTGCCTGTGTCTGAAATGCTGCCTGATATTGTGGCTCGGCTCTTAATTGTGCCATAAGAGCATCCTGTCTTACCTGTTGCGAAGGAGTTAATGCCACATCCCCTATCGACATATCCTGCATTGCCTGTTGTGCCAATCTTGCTTGTAATTGTCCACTTATATCTGGTAATGCAGCTATTGCCTGTGCGCCTAATTGTGTTAAATCTGGAGCTGATGGTCTTGGAGGAGCGCCTGTTAATAATCTGTTTAATTCATCTAATCTTCTGCTTTGCGCTCCAATAGTTCCTGCCCAAGGGGTTGCAGTTGTTGGAGGAGCAATTCCTTCATCTCTTTGATTTTGTATATTTTGCACATCAGTTCTTGCTCTAGCCATAGAAAGACCCATGTCCATTCCCTGTTCTCTTTGTATATCTGCTGCGTGTTGTGCCATTATAGCATCAAAGTTCATACCTCTTGCTAAAGCAGCTTGTATTTCCTGTGGTGTCATTTTATATCTCCCCTTCCTGTGCATTAGGTCTTGGAGTTTCTGGCGCTACCATTCCCTGTGGTGGTGTTGGTGTGGGAGGTGGTACACCCATTGCAGCATTAGGCATTGCTCTTGGGTCTGTAGTTGGTGGAGTTGCTCCCTGTGGAGCTGCTCCCTGCATAGCCTGCTGTGCCTGTGACCTTTCCATTTCCTTCTGTCTTAATATATGTAATAATTCTCCGTAGTAGAACTGAGCAAGATCATCTCTTCCCCTGTTCTCTGAAGCAGAAAGTAAAGTATATAGTGTTGCTTCAGGTAATACTCTTTCTGCCTGTTGTTCTTTAATTGCATCATCGACTAAATCTCCATCCTGTAATCCAAGTATTTTATCTCTTATAAACAGGTCTGGGAGCAATGGGGATTGTCCTTCTCTTGCCATCTGAGCCATGCTCATCTTTGACATATCATCTTCAGGCAGTTGACCCACGAATTTAATAATAATATCCCCTGCATTTCTTATTGCATCAGGGGTAATTTCCTGAGAGAAGTAATTTCTGTTCATATCTTCTCCAGATAATTCCATAGAATCAAAGGCATCTGTCAGATACTGATCGTTAAGGAGCATACATATTCTTGTATATGCAGCTTCTAGTGATTTTATTCTTGGTTCAAGTATAGAATTGATCCCCTGTCTTAGGGTATTGATAGCAAAACCTGATAACTGGAATTGTAATTCTCCGTATATGCTGTGTGGCAATGCTCCTCGTTGCAGTTCTCCTGAGAGTAATCCCAAGAAAGCTCCTGTTTCCCTTGACATTTCCATGAGTCCTAATGGTTCTACATCTTCTCCCTGTGCAAGGGAAATTTCTGTCCCTTCTTTGTAAGGGTCTTCATCGAGTGTTTTGGTTCCATCTCTTGATTTAATCTTCAACCCCTGCCTTCTTGCACGAGCTGTGAGTTCGAGCATTATGGACATCATAAGGTTATTCTTATCATATATTTCCCTGTTATGTCTGAATACAGATTCTCCATAATCTCTTATGGTGTCATCAATCGCTACTGCCTGATTGAGTGCCTGTATTTCTGGTGTAGCTCCTACTGCTCCCAAAAATACTGGTACCTGTGGAGAGCCATGAGCAGTTGCTTTCTTAACAACCTTTCCATTAGAGAGTACAACCATGTTATATTCTCTGTCGTAATAATCATATACTTCTATCCAGTCCTCGTAATCATCTGACATATTTAATTTAGTATTGTATTGTGATTCGATCATTTCTTTTGATCGTTTAGTTTTATAACAAGCCCATAGTAAGCCGTCATATCCTGTTGCCCAGTATGTGTGCATGGGATCAAATGGTGTTACATCCACAAATGTTTTCCCTTCTTTATTTTTAGTAAGCAAAGCTCTGCCTGCGTACCATCCACGAAGGGTAATGTACCAAGCGAGTTGTGATTTAACATCTGGCTGTATAGCAGCTCTGAGTCTTTCATCAGCGCTTCTCAGAGTACCGATAAAGAATCTTTCTTTCTGGTCATTAGCTTCTCTCTGCTCTCTCTCCTGTGAATTTACAGGGATGCGAGCAGTTAGTTCTGATGCGTTAAGGAAAGAAATTATTTTATCTGCGAATGTTGCTGGTTCGTTTGATGTATAGTTGTGGAAATCTTCCCCTGCATCATATGGATCGAGTCTGTAAATGGAATAATCCTTATCCATTCTTGATCTTAATGGTTCAGTTGCATCATATTGTGCTTCTACTTTATTGATTATATCTTCTGCTTTTGGTTTTCTAGCCATACTTAATTTATTACCTCCACCTTCTCACAGGAATTGTGTTTCGTGCTGCCAGATAACTATACCCAAACCTGTTGACAAGTCCGTATATTAATGCCTTAACACTATGATTATACTTATCTTCTGGCTGATTGCCAACCACATTCCCATCCCTGTCTGTTTTCCATTTGTAAACTTTCGTCTGTCCGTCGAATGGATTGGGAGCGAAGCCGAGTTCAGATAATAACCCCTGACATCTGGGGGAAACTACTATTTTTGGCTGATGTGTACTTGGGTCTAGTTTAAGCATGGACTTTAGTCTTTCAGTACCATCATTTATTCTGATTTTTTCTGCATCCATGTACAATCCAGCCTTATCAAGCCATACTTCTGCTACTGCTGACATTGCCTGATGCTGATATCCTGCGATATCTGTCACACCAAACTGTACATCTTTCCACCAGTTGCGTTGCATTGCTATATCTATCATTTCCTCAGTAATGAGGGATTGTTCGTATATTTCATCAAACACATATACCACATCATTAACAATCTGTACTGCGCATACTGCATAAGCAGAGGCATATCCATGATCTATCCATATATGGACAGGTTCATCAGGTATATATTCTATTTCCTGTACATGGGTATCAGGTCTGAACTCAGGGAATACTATACCTCTTGGTGGGGAGGGGATTCCCATGATTCTTTCTTTAAAAAAGTCATCTGATGTCATTCGTTGCAGCTTTAATATTTCTATATCGTTCTCTCCTTCTGGATAGAGGTGTACATTTGTATAGGAGGGTAGGGAATATGATTGTGATTCATCTTCTCCGTACTGCCAAGTCTGGAACATTTGTGGATACCACCCAAGTGACCCTTCAAAAGTGCCACCAAGAAACATCCATGCTCTTTTAGGAGCGCATCTGCCTCGTAATCTGTGGAAAGTTTCAAGATCAAGCTGTGAAGCCTCGCATCCGATGATTCCATCAGGCGCTCTCATGGCTAAAGTTCTTGGATCTTTGGCTGATTTAGTCTGTATCCTTGTACCATCCACAAGCTCTATTGTAGCTGGGTCAACACGTTTGGATGCTTTCTTTAGCACTCCAAGTTTAGTGAAATCTTCCACAAGGTATTCATATTCTGCCCTTGTTCTCTCATAATCAGCAGCTACAAGCCAATAGAGTCCT